TTTCAAAGAATTGGTTGGGAGTATCGTAATCACCGACTCTTATTATTGCCTCTACGTCAATGATAGATGGCCGAAAACTGTAATGCGGCCAATAATGACAATTTGGATAGGTTATATCATTATTATCGCTGGCGACATTCTTATGTTGATGAAGCGCAATTTCATGTTTCATCCGCCTGATGATGCGATGACCTTGAATTTTATAATCATCGATCGTCTCTCCGTAATTGCGATTGTATAATATTTGCCGGACATTATGACCAGAATTTCTCGCATCAGACATCATTTGTGTGGCCTTCTCGATATAACTACCCGGTGTATGAAATAAGAAGTCGTCTTCCATATGTATCCAATATTCAAGTTTTGGCCGTAATTCGTTCAGTTTCTTCCAAATGATTTTCATGCTACTACGATGTCCTTTTTCGGCGGCGGTATTTTTCATAACATAATCGATCCAAGGATATTTTTCTCGCATGATTGCACGGTCTGTTTCGCTTGAATGATCATCGACGCAATACCAGTAATCAATCATATGGAGATCATGCCACATATTTAAAATCGAATTTACGGTTTGTTGAAATAAATCGAGACGCTTACATGTTGTGAATGTAATGATAACTCGCGGAGAGATACGGTTACGTTTTACGATCGCGGTTCGGAATTCATGTGTCATTTGTATCGCTGGTATATTTCGATCAAGGTAGGGTAATTTATCGATTGACCGTAATAAATGATATTCTTGAATGTCGCTGTCACCGCCACCGCTACCGCTACCGCCACCGCCACCGCTACCATTTACAGTTTTAATCGCGGTCAGCTCACATGGAGTAACTAGCGAATCTTTCACTTTCATGAAAAGGGTTTTCCATGTTTCGATATCATTTTCACCATAAGTGTCATTTTTTGACGCGATCACCGCAAGGAATTCATCGACTACAAAAAATAACCGTAATATTTCGGGATAAGAGTCCTCTTCGAAAAAATTACGATAAAAACCAAGGTTGCTATATGTCGATGACATGTAATGATACGGCATGATGTTATGTCTTAGTATTGTTTTACAGCATTCATATCCGCTTCGTTTGTCCGAAATGTAAAAAGCGGAAATCGAATTATTATACTCGATAATATCATTATATTTATCTGTCGAGAGAAATAATTTATTCGCTGGATACTTATTGTAATTTTTATATTTGTGATAGAGTGCGTTCACCATCACATGATTTCCATCTGCGCGAAGAATTTCCATTAACGTCGCAATACCTTCGATGCGCTCTTCGTCGTATTCCATCGTAGCACAATAGTATTTCATGGATCGATATTTATCGCCTTTTTTGTCGTAGAGATTTCCAAGACATAATGCGCTGTAATATTTTTCTTGTTTCCAGTTGTTCTGTGAAAGGACACGAAGATACCATTCGATCGCCTTATCGATATATGCGAGTCCAGCATCCATCCAACTTTGTGCGCAATAAAATGCGTATCTCTCGGCAAGTGCGCGACTTTCGATGGTGTTCTCTGCGTTGGCGTCATGAAATCCCCGCTCCAAAATATCCGCGTCTTTGATATATTTATTCGGGTCTTGATTGCGGCTACCAACGCGCCCAGACTCTACGTAATAATTACCTTCTATCGCATGTGAGCTCTCTTCTTTATCAACACATGCGATGTATTCGTGAAGGACGCCGATATAACGCCATCGTTTTCGATTATTTACGATCAACGTTCGCATATAGACGAACGACTGACCGAGTTTCAGTTGATATGCGTCATGTGTTAGAACCCGCGGCAATTGAAAGTCACCATGTATCGAGTCATCCGCATCAAAAATAAAGAGGTAATCGGTTTTATTAAACGCCATTTGTAGAGCGAGTGTGCGATTGAACCCGAAATTGCGCCATTCTACTTGCTCGATGTATCCCGGTATATTTTTTTTCTTGAAAAAATCACGAATAAGTTCGATCGTATTGTCGGTGGAACCAGTATCTGAAATGTAATACGCATCAAAATCGATGTAACTACACAAGTTTTCTAATGTTTTTACGATGATATGTGATTCGTTTTTTACGATCATATTCAGACATATCGTATAAGATTTAGACGGTTTACGTTTTATTTCTAGCCGCCCGGCCGCGTCGTCGTCGTAAATTTCCGTGATTATCATTAGATTGGTAATATTGTATAGAATTATATCTATGTTTTTAGGTCCATTTTATTTTACGATCATATAATAATCATATAATATGTCATTTACGCGTTTTCATGACGACCCTGATCGAATCAAAAAACAACTTCAACAGTCCACCGATGTAGGACGTTATCGATTGAATGTTCCGGGACCCGGCGATAAACCGCTCTATTACGAAGATCCATATGTCCGCGCACAATTTTGGGCGGGTAATATCATGACCAACTCCGTCGATGTAGAGGCGGAATTGTTTGGTCTATCACGCCGCTTGAACCGAGATTCCGTCGAGAACTATCATCATGATGAACGCGCATCGGTTGCTACTCGCACGAACGAAATGATACGATGCCCTACCCGCGGAGGAAGTTCGGTTGAACAGTCACGTGCGACTCACCCCGCGTGGATGTTACGCGATGTCGAACAAGACAACTGGAAAATGCTCCACTTCGATCCACAGGAAAATGTATTTATGCCTTTCTTTAACAATCTGAATACACGTATTATTGAAAAAGATCGGTTTGTTTCGCAGACAACCGTTCCTGGTATTTCTGACGAGACATATTTCTCGGTTCATCCATCCAATCGTAATCCTGCGCTAGAAGGGATGGTAGGAGGACGTCGTGATAATGACCGTGGTTTAGGCGATGGATTCGGCGGTGATGGCGGTGTCGGCAGTCATGGAATACAGAATGTCGGTGATATTCGTCAGTTTAGCGGAACAAACGCGTTGTTTTCATAATCATAGTTAGATCTATTCTATATTATTATTATTATTATTATTATTATTATTATTATATGTATTAGAATAATATATATGTATTAGAATAATATATACATATTAGAATAATATATATAATAATACCAGTAACATAGAAATAACGAAAAATGGCCGAAATTGCATTAATATTAGGAAGTCTTGGAGCAGCTTATATCGCATCCAATCGGAAATCCCCAGCAGTAGTGAGCGAAGGTTACCGTAATCCCAACGCGAATAATGCCAGATATTTGCCGAACATGAGTATTCCTATTACAAATTATCCGATAGTTCGCCCAAATACGGGAACAAACGTGAATGAATATAAGAATCCAAACACACACACCGACCGTTATTATGCGAATAATGTGGATTATGATAAGATGTCGGCTGGTGTCGCCGGAGGTGTTGGAGGTGTAGGCATACTTCGCGGTATTGCGGAACGAGGCCGCGACAATACGAATGATAAAAAAGACATCATTCCCAAAACGGGACCTTCCGCTATCACTGGCGTCGTTGGGGCAAGTTTAGACACGCAGTTCGGAGATAATTACAGTAAAGACGGATTTATGTCACTCACCGGAGCCCAAATCGACCCGATGGCATTCACTCACAACAATATGGAACCGTATTATGGTGCGAAAATACGCGGTTTAACAACTGGAGCGAATATGCATGAAAATGTCCTTGATAATAAAGTTGGCGGTGGTTCACAGTATGTTAGCAAGACTGAACAGGCACCGCTCTTTCGACCTCAGGAAAATATGCATCACCCGAATGGTATGCCAAATCAGAATGACTTTTATCAGTCACGCGTCCTTCCTAGTATGAAGATCGCGAATGTGAAACCATGGGAGGAGGTGCGTGTTGGTCCTGGATTGGATCAAGGATATTCCGCACAAGGGACGCTTGGATTTAATTCAGGAATGGAAGCACGAGAGAAATGGATTGATCGCGGTGTCGATGAATTGCGCGTGAAGACGAACCCGAAGCTTACGTATTCTCTCGAAGGTCACCAAGGACCTGCCGCACATTATATTCAAAATGCGCCCACCGCTGAGACTTTAGGGCGCATGGAGAAACATTTGCCTGATACATTTTTTATCAATACACCGGATCGTTGGTTTACGACAACTGGTGCGGAGAAGGGCGAAACACAGCGTGCGATCGAGATGGACCGTGAGAGTAACCGTCAGACGACGACGACAGAATATTTCGGTGCGACTGCTCCAGCAGATGGTGGTAGTGCGATGTATGCTCCTAAGAATTTCGAAGATACTCGTCGTCAGACTTATGATGGTAAGCCGATCATTAATCCTTATGCGGCGGAGAAGAATACTGCGACAGAGGCCGATTTTGGTCGTATGAGCTACAAATTTACGCATAATAATCGAACAACGGTTCGCCCGAATGAGATGGGTGGTATCCATGGTGCTCTTAAAGCGGTGGTTGCGCCGTTGTTGGACGTATTGAAACCGTCTCGTAAGGAAAATGTGGTTGGAAACGCACGAATGTATGAGAATGCGCGTATGCCTGTGCCTGCTGCGGTGACCGCAACATTCAATCCAGCCGACCGCGCACCTACTACCATCAAGGAGACCACGGTGGGATTGGTTGGGTTTGACCACTTGAATGTTGAACGCCAAGCCGCGGCTGGTTATCTAATCTCTCAGAACTCGCCAGTGGATACTGAACGAGCAACAACCAGCACTGATTATTTAGGAGCTGCGGGCGGAACGGCTACACGTATGGGAAATGGTTTATATAACGCAGCATATAACCAACGCAATAATGTGAATAAAACGTATAAGAATGTCACGAATCACGGGTCGATGTCTCTCTTCAACTCGAATACGAATGTTCAGATTGATCGTTTGGACACCGACCGCGCAAACCATCGCGCGATGGTCATGACGAATGCCCCTTCATCGATTCCAAGTATCGATATTTATGGAAAGATGACGATGCCGCAAAGTTATGACGAAGGGAAGTTGAACGAGAGAATTCAGCCGGACATCTTGAACGCATTTAGACAGAACCCGTATACACATAGTCTACAGACGTATTAAAGTTTATCTTACATTCTTTCCTTTTCAAGAGATAATTTTATAACATTATAATAGTTATAACATTAGTATTATTATTAGTTATTATTAATGAACTTCCGTGAGTTATTCCAAGACAAATACACGGTGATATTCGTTCTCATTTTAGTAATATTAGTGAGCGTTTGGGTGTCGCGCACGTATCGAAATGGCGGGTTTAGTCGGTGGATCGCACCATCAGAAGGTTACGGAACGGGCGTGATTGAAGGGATGACCGCCGTTACACTACCAGCGTCGTTGATGACACTATCGCACGATGTTAACGTTCCTTCATCAAGTGGTGCGATCGATGGAAAACTCATTCTTAATCGGTGTGAATTTGTTCAGAATGGTGTAATGAAGTATCGTTTTATATTCAAAACAACCGCCGGAACCAACCTCAAAGGCGGGCAAAATCCGGCCAGAACCATTAAGATCACGATACCGAGTATATATGCCAGCAATACTGCGGCAAGTGGCATGAGTTTGTCGATGAAACTAAATGCGAGTAATGCGCCGGTGATTGAGACGATTACAGCTCCATCAGCCGGACTTAGCGTGGCAACCGTAGGAACGAATTGTGAAATCACATATACTCCACAGCAAACCGCCGCTGATGTTGGTCCCGCAACGTATGAACTCGAAATCAACGGTATAAGAACGCCTGCGATAGCACCCGCCGCACCTACAACCAATCAATATATTACATTAGAAAATTCAGCTGAGCCGTCTGGTTCTCAGACATTAGTTGCCGTAAATTTATATTCAACGGACGCAGCGAAGAATGTTAAAATTTTCAGGAATAAGACATATGACTTGGATACAAACTATCAGGAGTGTCGTAAAATATCAACTACACCATTGGCGAAATTAGTAGAGAGAGATGATTCGAATACTGAAACGCCTACTGGTAGTCAGACAGTCTTTAAGTTGGATTTTGCGTTGACGAATCCATTAAGTGTGGGTGACATGATGATGATACAAATCCCGAATTTGTTACGGTTGGATGGAGTGAATCTAGAGATAAAATTGTTACAAGGTTCGAATTCGTTTGCTTATCGAAACTTGGTGTTTACGAGTGCAGCACCTTCTTATGCGTCATTCGTATTGAGCGGAGATAATCCTGTTGCGGCAAATACTACCGCGACTTTGTTTATCTATGGTCTTCGAACTCCCGATACAGCGGTTCAGTCCTCTTCCACCGGAATTAAAATACGCACATTTTTGTCAAGCACGATCAGTCCAGCGGGTGCTGTATATAATTTTAGTAGCGTTAACTTTTTAGATGCGGGTGAATACACATTTCCCGCCATACAAAGAAGGGCGGCGACAGCAGTTAGCACCGGCACACCCACCTCCTCCGGAACCGCAAGTGATGGAACCACTTACGTTACTAGCGCAGCATCGTCCGTTTTGATTTCCGATGTGAAACGCCAGATGAATTGGGCGATTGAAGCCCAGAAGGACTATGAAACTGCCTACCGTGCGCTTCGTGCTGCCACCACTACAACTGCGAAAACCGACGCCCAGCTTAAATACGATGTTGCGATTGCGCGACGTAATCGACTTATTGCTAGTCATCCTGACTCATGGTATGATGGTGCCAATTGGCGATATGGCGATGATGGTCATGTGCGTAAATGCACCGAACCGTCGACGCTATCGAGCAACGAAGGCAATTGTCAGAATATTTTTCGCTTAGACGCAAGCGGCAACGTCGTCAAATCCGCCGATGGCAACAATATTCTTTTGATGCGCAAATGCCCATGGAAGTGTAACAATCCGGGACAAACCGGTTCAGACGCCTGCCGCATCGACGCCGATTGCCTGAAGGTTATTCGTTGGGCGACTTATTTACCCGATGGAACACAAATCGAGAAGAATCTGCTTGCGACGACACGGTCAAAATATGACGATATTGCGAGAGAAACGAGTGCGTCATCACTTGACGAAGACGATATATACCGCCGCGGGATTACGCGTAATTTTAGTGGTTATGGACGTCCAAGGCGTGTTCCTCCCGGCCAAGGCCAAGGCACAGGATTGTTTGGTGCAATACGAGATGCCACCGGAAATATCATTCGCACAGTCGGCAACTGGATTGACCCAAATGATCCCGCGAGTAATCAACGCACAGACCGTCGTAATGCGTATTACTATGAAGATGGATCGCCAGCCGCAACCGCGTATCTCGGTATGTATAATGGACAAGGATACGATGAAGAGTCGCCGTTTTATGCTGCGTCAAAACCGACGAATTATTACTATACTACCAATTATTACTATACAGATGGTGAGTCGGGTGGTGCTGTAAACGACGGAAAGAGCAACATGCCTGGACAACTATCCAACGTAAAACCGTATGAACAAGTGATTAATTTTTGAACCCGCAATTTATCGTTGAAATTGAATTAAACGATTTTATTTCATTATTACAATCCATCGTTGTAATCATGACAGAAAATCCAGAATTAGAAGATATCCACAAAAATATTCATATGAAACTTGACGTGTTTATCAAGAATCGAAAAATCCCGAATATTATATTTTATGGACCACATGGGTCCGGTAAAACATATATATTAAATCGGTTTATTCACTCGATATACGGTGGTGACAAAAACGCAATAAAAAATTACGTAATGAAAGCGAATTGCGCCCATGGAAAGGGGATCCGGTTTATTCGTGAAGAATTGAAGTTTTTCGCGAAGACAAATATCGACATGAAAGAAGGTGCGATTTTTAAGTCGGTCATCTTGACCAACGCAGACAAATTGACGATCGACGCACAATCCGCCTTACGAAGATGTATTGAACTCTTCAGTTCTTCCACGCGATTCTTTATTGTAGTTGAAAATAAAGATAGTCTATTGAAACCTATTCTTTCGCGATTTTGTGACATCTATATTCCACATCCGTCTATTGAGACTGTCATCACATCCGTTAATCTTCATACATATCTAGCCGATAAAGTATGTAATACGAGTAAAATGTTGAAATTGAGAGAAAATACATTGACTGATTTGATAAAAATACACCCTAGTTTTTTACGAGCGAACGGTTCGTCTTCGTCCTCAGAAAATATAGATGACACATACACAGACTATGAAAAAATACTCGAATTATCTGTTTCGCTATATGAACAAGGATATTGCGGTCTTGATATTCTTGATTTCATTCACACTCATCCTGATATTCTTGATATTCACAGATACGAATTGCTGATCATGTTCGATAAGGTGCGGAAAGAGTTTAGAAACGAGAAGTTGTTACTATTTTATTTTCTTCATTTTATTGTATTTCGTTGTAATGTGAGTTTAGAAAATATTTCGTTTATGTAAGGTCAGTATCGATTTTAGGCTACTAGCACACGATGGATGATTATTCGGTTACTTCTCTTTATGAATCAAAAAATGAATGGGCGTCTCGTCTCGTCAATATTCTCACGCCGCTGATCCAAGAAGGCATTCGGTCTATTTTCGATGAAGCAGTGAAATTATGTGTTGGAAACAAGGAACAAGACAAGTATTTGATGACATTCCAGAATCTTCTCTCGAGAGTTCCAAAATGGAACCCGAATATTATCAAAGAAGAGACCGCGCGAATCAAGGAACGCAGCACATGCGGATATTTAGAGGATTTGATTACATGTGTTCATATTATCCATTTGAAGTGTATGACTGTCATGCGTGTTGGAAATAAACAGAAGAAGGTTGATATCAAAATACCACAATTGGCCGATTTCATTCATAAGATTTATGTGAATACTGCGCGGAAAGTGTATTCCAACGTCTATATATTCGAGAGAGGGATCCAACCTCTTCACACCCAGCGTAACAATCGTGAGTTCGAGATTATTGTGAAGGAATGTATCTATAATACGATTCGGGATAATATACCAGTGGAAGAACTCATTAAGATGTATTTGGAGGATACGATCGAAGACGTAGTAGAAGTCACCGAAAATGAGGAGGTGATTCAGCAAGAGCCTATTCTCTCGGAAGAAGACGCGAATCTCTCGGCAAGGCGGCGTCAGCATCATGGAAGCACACGTCGAAGACGCCATCGTGATCGGGTTGGCGGTGGAGGTGATGGCGATGGCGGTAGCGGCGGCGGTGGCGGCAGCGATGGTCTTGATACGACAACACCGACAATCGATCAGCTTGACTTTGTAGGTGAATTGAATGGAAGTTCTAATCTCTCGAATGATTCGACGTCAACAACAAATGACGGCGGTAGCAGTAGCGGTAGCGGCGGCATTTCGTTCGGAGAGAATGAGGTGCGAACTTTTGAAACGGACGCTTCCGAGAGAAAGAACGAATACATGACACATGACGACGGCTACGGCGATGACGCGGATGACGACGAAGGCGATTCAGGACGATTAAAGATTGGCGGAGATATTCGATTGGATACACTCGATATTCATACGTTGAACGATATACAGGAACTCAACGCACCGCCTTTATTAGATGATATTGAGGTATTAGCGTAAGCGCAACACTTATAAAAAATAGCCATATATTACAAACATGGCCGACGACGACGAAGAAGAAAACAAATGGTATAACAATATATTTGTTATCGATTTACTCATTTTCATTTTCTCTTTCGCGTTTTTAGCAATAGCAGGTCTTATATTTTATGTTTGTTATCCACCGGTAATAATGGCGTTCCAAACATCGTAGGGGCGGGACGCGTATAAAAATAAATAAATAATTGAATTTGTATGTATATACGTCTGTTTAGAACTATATACATTCATTCGTATTCGTAACTAGTATATTATATGTTCAATACGACAAAATTAGCAATCATCGGAGCATGTGTCGCTATCGTATATTTTTTATTGAAATTCATAGAAATGCGATTTGTCGATGCTGATAACCAAAAACCGGTGAAGGTCCTTATCCGTGATTCGATCGTGGTTTGCGTGTCATCAATTTTAGCAGTTTTTATACTAAATCAGTTTGAGAATATAGGTAGCGGTGGAGGCGGTGGTGGAGGCAGCGGTGCTCCAGCTGTATTTGTAGATACACCCGGTTTTTAATCCAGATGAAGATTTTCATTCGAGTGTTCATCATCAGATTTCATCATAATACCATGATCATAATAATGTTTTCCAACTTGGTTCAAGTTTGATAACATCAACCGCCATGCCGTCATATACGAATGTTCAACGTATTTCAAACCCGCGGTGTCGGCCCACTTCGCGCAAAATCTGCGAACATACGGTGCCGCCACCGCGTTTTTATACTGCGGCATCGATGGAAAAAGATGATGCTCGATTTGAAAATTTAAATATCCCATAATCCATGTTACAAGCTGTGACTTCGTAGAAATATTCACCGTATGATGAAGCGCATATTCGAACCACAAGAGATGTTTGTCTTCTGGAATTACGTCAGTGAATGAATGCGAGAGAGAGAAATGCCCGAATAAATAGATGAAATTCCAAAAATTCACCACCATCAATAGAAAGTAACACCACAATATGCCGCCTCCGTTGCCACCGCTGCGGATTCCACCACCAGAATAGAATATCAGGGGCAACGAGAGATGAGAACCCGTCATACAAACAGCTTCAAACGCGGTTTCGAGATATACTTCTCTCGATCTTGCGGAACATAACCGTTGAAAAACCTTTTTCGGATGAAGATAATATGTCCAGAATAAATGGACAAGAACACCGTTGACGATAGGTAAAAACGTCCATGCCTGAAAACGCATCCACCATCGGTTCATAAATCGCGCTGCTGCTTTTCCATTCGTGTTCTCTTCAAATGCGCGGTTAAAAAAGGCGACAAGTGGTGTTGTATCCAAATCGATATCATGCTTAATTTTCTGTGGTGTAGCGTGGTGTTTTTGATGCATCGAATTCCATACTGATGAACTGACACCACCACCAAACCCCATCGTGAAGGTTTGGATGACGCGGTCCAACGATCGGATTCCAGTAAAACTAAGATGTCCGCATTCATGTTGAACCCAGCCACAACGGGTCTTGAATGCGATGAACGAGAGAATTGATGCGTAGATATTATAAGAAGCAAGCCATGTTCCTAGACCAAAATAAAAAGCGATTTCTAATAAACGAAAATACACATGAATATAGTCAGGTTCAAAACATCCTTGCTCGACGAGAGTGGCACGCATCTCTCGAAAATCCGCCGTCATTTCTTGCTGGTGTTGCGTAAGTTCGGTCATTTGGTTCGGAACAGTATCTTGACCATCACTAAAACGGGGGAGTGATAGCAGCATCTTTTTCGCTTTAGATGACCGATGATGAAACTCATTGAAAATCTCGGTAGCGTCGGGTGAATTCTTCGCGTAATTGATGATATTTCCGCCGGGGTGTTTGAATTCGGTGATGTCGTATGTAGTTCCGTCGATCGTTATTGTATCGCGTGTCATTTATATATACAATCCCAATATATAAATAACCTACTTTATGTTATAATTCAAATACTTATTTACTATGAAATCTGTGTAATATCATATAAAGATAAAATTGAATCGTTATGTTTATATTACGATAAAGCATGATCCCATTACGTTACATTATCTAAATGTCTTTTGCCGCCTCTACTGCTGCCGTCATTGCCCCTGAATCTGTTACAGTGAATGTTCATTTGGAGCGTGACCCTGTTTTTACAAAGGACGAAGAATACTGGCCTCTTACCTTGGACGCTGTGCGTGACTGCGACTTGTCTTATATGAAGGACCTACGGTCAGAAGACATGATTCGCGATGGAATGCGTTCGATTCTTCGCGTCGGTCAATTACCCGAAATCCGAGAGAAAGAAATCAACGTTTGGAAATATCTCTCGAACTACAGTCCTCCTGCTGATCGCGGATTCATGTTCAGTTATGGTGATGATCGGATTGTTACGCTTGTTGGTGAACATATGGAAGTCGGACATTCTGGTGCGAGCATGGGTTGGACGATGCGACAAATCGAGTTCATCGCGAAGAATGGAGTTTCTGCTCATCGAGAGATGTTTCTGAACAGACAGCATCAGAATAACTAGGTAACGTATCCACATTCATCATAATATGCGTGTTTTTACCATCTTTCAAGAACTTCGCAGCGAGTGAAGCGTGTTTCTTGTATTTTTTATACGTGATCTTGTATTCGTCGAAGAGTGGATTATGGATTTCATTCGCGGGGATATGATTGTGAACCGAACGAGAGATCATCTTATACAGTTTGAAATCCGGATATCTCTCCTCACCGCTTGATTTGTAAAGGACGTTTCGCCCCTTGTCATCGGTTGTCCACTTTACAACCAACTGGATGATCGGGTCGGATTTACACAGCTTTTCTACCTTGCGCAGGTCATAAATGAAATAGTCGAAAAGTGCGCAAGCGAAACGGCATAAATCGAAACTATAATTCGGTTCAACCGTTGGTTTATTCGGATTATAATACGGCGGGAAATTGTATTGGGTGGCTGCGTCGCCTTTGGGATGAAAACTGTCGCTACATATAAGCTCTCCGCGGAATTTATAGATGGCGCGGCCGAAATCGATGATCTTGAAAATGCGACCATACGTTGGAACCTTGTAATATTGACCCTCATATAAGTAGTATATGAACTCTTCTGTAGTCTCGATGAACATGATATTATTCGTGTGAAGATCATTATGTGTAAAAGAGAACATCTTTTGATAAATGACGAGTGTCATGATCACTTGGAACAAGAGCGACGTCCATTCTTCGTTTGTTAGTTCATCTCGCATCATGATATGGTCGAGTGTGCTCACGCATTTTTCCAGTAAAATTGCTTGAATTGGAAAGTCGTGTATTTTTACGATAATCTGTTCGTCATCGCTGTAATCTGTATAGGATGTCATGTCGCTGTTTTCTGTTGTTGTATCTGTTTCATGTGTTTCGTCATCACAGTCACTTTCGCTCGATTCGGTATTGTCATCGTCGACGTTATTGTTTTCACTTTTGGTATTTTTTGCGTCATCGTCATCGTCATCGTCGTCATCGTCAATCGTTGTATACGATGAATTTGACTGAGATGTATCGCTCTCGCTCTCGCTGTCGCTGTCGTCGTTATTTCGTTTACTTTCGCTGATATTATTTCCGTTTGTGTTCTTTATCTTTGTGTTCAACACGTCTTGATTTTGTTCTTCACTTCTTGATTCAAAACTATCGACATTTATTTCTACGACATCGAGAGATGCTGCTTCCGCCGATGACGCCGATGACGCCGCCGACGCCGCCGACGCCGCCGACGCCGCCGACTGTATAACCGTTGGTTCAAACTCGACTACATCATCTTCAACAATCGATATCGGTTTGTTGAATACAGGATTCAACTTATTACGGAGTTTCAACCATTTATGATCACGCATACTTGATTCGTCATCTCCAAATTGTGAATAGTCTATTGTAAAACGTTCATTTTCATATGTATTAAAAAAGGAACAGTCAGCCAAATAATCAATATCATCAAATACATTCGTTGAAAACTCGCGTTGTTTACAAAGATAGCTGCCATAATAGTCTAGACCATGAACAATACCATGTGTATGAAGAGTGCGACTCGTCAAATATGAGAAAAATCCATCAACGTAAGACGAATTATTGGTATTCAACATTTTTTCTTCACAGTTTTCTGGAGTTGAATTGTATTTAGGAAGTGACATTTTGGTGATGGTAGGTGCCACCTCCGATGCCGATGCCGTCAACGGTTCATATTTCCCAGATAAATAACGAATGGGGTCCAATAGAGGCGAATATTTCACAAACATAGGAACATTCGTCGTATTTCCAGCGTCATCTCCAATCACCGTCTCTAAATGGTTTAGAGATGTAGTAGACAGATTGTCATTACGGGTTGTTTCTCCCATAATGTGTGTAGGATGTTCGATAATATTCTGTAAATAATACTTTTGGTTCAACTGAATTCCGTTGTAGTTTGTCTCGTTGATATCAAAAAATCGGGTATAAATAGGAATATAATTTTGAATATCATACAACTTTGCGGATTCAATTCGATCCGGTGTATATTTATGTTTTCGGTAATGTATTTGAAATTTCGGTGTAGTGGTTGTCATTTTATTCCTAAAATACAATAATATGATTGATCGATAGAAGTTTTATATCGGTTTTAAACGGGCGGCGTCGATTCATACTTCGTATAAAATGTCGTAAAAAAATATCCGTTGTTTGTATCAACAATAGGTATAGCATATGAATTTAGAACTCGCAAAATTCGATATGAAGGCCATCAGCTTTCGCCCCGATGAAAATAAGGGTCCCGTTATCGTTCTCATCGGGCGTCGTGATACCGGTAAAAGTTTCCTCGTTCAAGACTTGATGTTTCACCACCAAGATATTCCGATTGGAACCGTCATCTCCGGAACGGAGGCGGGCAACGGCTTTTTCGCCGCCCATGTGCCAAAACTATTCATCCATGATGCGTATAATACCGCCATTATTGAGAATATTCTCAAGCGCCAAAAAGCAGTCCTAAAACAAGTCAAAAAGGAAATGGATACATATAAAAAGTCATCCATTGATCCAAGGACGTTCGTTGTTTTGGATGATTGCTTGTATGATAACAAATGGACGAAGGACGTGATGATGCGCCTCCTCTTCATGAACGGCCGTCATTGGAAGATCATGTTAGTCATCACAATGCAATATCCATTGGGTATCCCGCCGAATCTCCGCACGAATATCGACTATGTTTTTATTCTCCGCGAGCCATATATTGCGAATCGTAAGCGAATCTACGACAATTATGCGGGTATGTTCCCCACTTTTGAGAGCTTTTGTCAGGTCATGGATCAGTGCACCGAGAATTATGAGTGTCTGGTCATCAATAATAACGCAAAATCGAACAAATTACAAGACCAAATCTTCTGGTATAAGGCACAACAGCACGGGCCATTCAAGCTCGGCAGTAAGGAGTTCTGGGAAATATCGAAGAATCTCGGTTCTGATGATGAAGGCGAGCAGTCGTATGACCCTAATGCTGCGAAAAATAGCAAGGGACCGAAGATAAATGTGAAGAAGAGTAAGTGGTGAGGGAAAGTTGCTTTACATTTGGGTGTATAAAGATAGCGAAATTAGCATTTCAACCCAATTTATGAAATCTTGCTCTCGGCGATATGAGAGCAAGATTTCAGTCTAACTAGTTTTCGAATATTGGTTTCGCATATTTATTTTCGCATCGCGAAAACAACTTAAAGACATCCGTCTATACATAGTATAACATACGCTCACAACGATGTCCTCCGCTTCTTCTGCCTCCACTGCTTCTTCGGCAACCCTCAACATTGTTGAACTCATCGAGAAAAACCCGATTACAAGGTTGTCACAACAATACAACAATCTTCTCATTGCGAAACTTCAAGAAAACTTCAGCACATTCGAACAGCAATTGTTTGTTGCTAGCTTTTATTGTTACCTCAATTATGATAAGAATACCGATTTTGTAGTTGATTTAGATCACGTTTGGAAATGGTTAGGATTTAGTCAAAAGGCGCACGTAAAACCGATGGTTGAAGCCAACTTCAAACTTGATATTGATTATAAAATTGTCACTTCATCCGAAACAGATGAAGACCAACTACCTCATTCACCAAACAAATCCGGTTCCGACAAACCCAAAAAACATGGCGGCCACAACAAGCAGACCATCAAACTCACCATCCGATGCTTCAAACTTCTCTGCCTGAAAGCACAGACCAAGAAAGCCGGTGAAATCCACGAGTACTACGTGAAAATGGAAGAAACACTCCACCAAATCCTTGACACTGAGACAAGCGAACTCCGCGCCCAACTCGAACAAACAAACGCGCAACTCAACCAAGCCACCATCACCCTCACCCAAGAAAAGAAACGCGCAGTCGAGAAAACCCTCATCAGCCAGTTCCCAGTTAACACCGAGTGTATTTATTTCGGCACCATCGACAACACCAACGCCGAAAATGAGAAACTCATCAAGTTTGGCCACACCAACAACCTCGCCACCCGCGTTGCCGACCACCATAAGAAATACACGAACTTCATCCTCGCCGCAGCATTTAGAGTCCATAACAAAGTCGAAATTGAGAACTACATTAAAGACCACCCAAAAATCAAGCGCCAACTTCGCACGATTGAAGTCGCCGGTAAAAACAAAACCGAAATCATCGCATATGACAACACAAATTTTACAATCGCCCGCTTGACAAAACATATTGAGGATATTATTCACGCTAGGATGTATAATATGGAAAATTTCAACAAACTGCTTCAACGCAATGAAGAATTGGAAGCCGAAAATGCGAAGCTTGCTAACGACCTCGAATCGAAAAAAAAGACCATCCACGACCTCACACTCGCCAATAATGAACTCAACGAGAAGATCGCGCAACAATCCCAAACACTTCAAGTCGTCGCAAGCGAAAATGAATCTCCCTTCACCCAGCACATTCTTCTCCCCGAAAATGAAATGACGAAAAAGTTCGACGAGTTCGTCGCGACATGCTGTATCGTGCGTCCCGATGTCGAAGAAGAATCCGTAAATCTTGAAGGACGATTCCGTCTATGGTCGCATACGAAACCAGCGAAAGAAACCTTCCACGCGTTAAAACATTATTTGGATGTCCGATTCAAACCCAAGCGTATCCAAAATATTCATGGCTACCAAGGTATCAAATTGAAAACGGTGGAATATAAGAAAATGATTTCAAATCCCGCTGAAAACCCAGAGCAATATAATGTCGAGACCTTTTTATTCGAATGCTGTAAATTCTCCGACACAGGCAAAATTCTGAATACTGTATTATTAAAGGAATATCAAAAATGGAAACTTAGTATAGGGAAGACGGTAAGTGAAAATGACATGAAGAACCTGAAAACCTACCTAAATGCGTGCCCGAATTCTCTAAAAGCGACGGTGTGGAGTGAAAATTGCGGCAATGAAGGGTTTTACGGTCTCGAACTGAAAAAAAGTTATTACGAGATGACACAAG